ACTCGTACGGCATACCATCTTTGGAGTCAAGTAAGTGACCCCACTCGTGAGTAAGGCTGACTCGGCGCATACCTATACTTTCACCTTGTGGAGCAAAGTAGTTAGAGCCATCATAATTTGTCCTGTCTACTGCGCGAACACTTCTAGTTTTGAAGAATATGTGCGGCTCGGATTGACTAGAAGCACCGCCACGATAAGCAAATGCTGCAACTGTGTCTTTCTTTTCTAAACGGTCAAATGCAGCATTATCAACGTGAAGTCTTAGTCCCGCTATTGGGTAATCTCTTTGCATTCTGTCCGTTTCTGAAAGCAGGCTTCGCACTTCTGCATCGGTCATTATCCCTCTCGTATCTCTTAGGTCATCACCGCTACCGCGCTTTACGATAAGTAAGGTTGAGCCGTTTGCCCAAACTTCTGCCCCTTCTAATTCTCGCTTACGAACTGCTACAACACTTGGACTAGAAAGAGCATCTTCGTATATTTTGCGGTCTGTGCCTTCAAGTACTTTGCCTTCACGCTGTTGGTAGGCATATTCGGACTGTGCAACATAAAGTCTTTCAGCCTCGGCAGGGTCAGTAACTTTTCGCCACTCCCCTGCTTTATATCCGTTCATCGGGTCATAAGGCGCAATAGTGCGACCACCCTTTTTATGCGGATTGTGCGTGGACTGGTCGTGCGTTCCGTGCTTTTGTAGCCCGTCCGTCCCTAGTGTATCATAACCCCCGTTAGGGCGCAACACTATCTCCCAGTCGCCTTCTTCAACTACAAACCTGCGTAGTGCGCTCATTGGTTTACCACCTTGAATTGATGTATGACCGATGCTGGACTTAAACTACTATTTGGCATATCCCTTACTCCCAAATACTCCATAAAAGAGTCTCGTGGAAGTAGGAACTCTTGCTCAAATGCAGCCGTAGCGCCACCTGCTACTGCTGGTATGAACATACCGCTTCCATCACCTGTGTTTATCTCTACTAAAACCTTTCTTCCTCCTGAAATACCGTTCAAAGAAAGTAACATCATTCCGTTCTCTGGTTGCGTAAGGTCTGCAATAGTTGTAGATGCGTAACCCCTGTCGCGTACTACTTGACCAACTTTTAGTCCCTCAACCGAGGTAACGCTCGCAACACGCCAAACTGCCATATTAGGTACGGGTGGTGCAGCAGCGATGGCACTATCCAGATTTTCAATAGTATCCTCTAGTGTTACTTCGTCTGTGAGGTTTCCATCTGTAATTCCTTCGCGAATCATTCCGTTCATATTGTGTCCTTGCACAACATACATTTCTATTGCGGCAATTTCATCTTCATTTAGATTGTCTCGGAGGTCTGCGGACTTCTCCTGCAACTCGGCAGATGTACGAGTAGTCCCACCCGCCAAAGAACCACGCCCGCCTTTGTGCGGATTGTGAGAACTCTGGTCGTGAGTTCCGTGCTTTGCTACACCCTCATCAACTACCTGCCAGTAACCTCTTGCTAAAATAGAACCTATGGTTTGCTCTGCAAATGTAACACCTTGTTTGGTTCGTACATAACCCATGAGTTCATCTTCGCGTGTTCCTGAATAAACTATTTCGTTACCATTGCTTTTACGATAAAGTACGATACCTGTAAACATTATGGAGCCACCTCTACTGTCTTTACTGGTATGTCTAGTCCTTTAGCCCCAAGTGCTGTTTGAATACGAACAATACTCTCTGGTTTACCTCCGACAATATAAACTTCTTTTATATCTTTTACCGAAACTCCACCTCTAATTTGTGCCTCGATGTAACCCCCTCTTTGTAACCCGCCGTGACTTAAACTCAAATCGTGGAATAGTCCCGCTTGCGCTATGGAGCGTTCACTATGTGCCTCTCCTAATGGTCTAGCCAAAGCATATCCATCTAAAGAGTCTGGAACTGTATAAGAAGTTCTCCCTATAACATCGTCTTTCATAACTACCCGAACTTCTCCGTACTGCCCGACCCCGCCATTATTTATATTCCACTTGTCTTGGTTGTATGGACTTGTATTTGGAGTCGTGCCCGATACTTGCGATGCAACATATCCATAAATTGGTCTGCTACCTGCTGAGGTGTTTTGTGGAACACCCATGTAAGCCATTTCATTTGTTCTACGCAAATAGGGCTTGTATGCGCCATTACTTTCTTTTGTTTCGTACTGTGTCTTGAAGCGACCATCTTTGATTACAGACAAGAAATCGTCTTCTTCAATCGCAACTACTGGGACACCCTTTTGCAGATTACCTAGCATCGTAGTTCGGGTTTTGCTTGCTTGTGTAAAGTAGTCTTGGTCGGCAGCAGGAACATACTTTACTAACTTCTCTCCAATGGCAAAGCGAACTTCATCATTGTTTACGGTAATCATAGTTCGTGTTCGCTCGGTCATACCAGTAACATAATAATCTGCATTTCTTCCCGAAAGCCCCAGTTCCTCTGCCTTTTGTGAGTAATGCGTTTCAAGTGCTTCTCTAGTTGGAATACCTAAAAATCCTTTCTCAAGGTCTTTTATTTCTCCTAGCAGACTTGGATTTGTAGATAGTTCTTCGGCTGCACCATCGTAAAAGTATTGCGTATTAAGCGAAGTTAAGCCGCTTTCGTTGTCGCGAACGTAGTACTTCTGTGGTTGGTCGCTTCTAATACGAATGTAATTACTTTCAGCGCCACCGTAGGGTTTATAGGTAGGGTCTATTTCATAACCTTCAGGTATGGGTTGGTCTTTTCTTTGAATATCCGTTTTACTAGAAGGACCCATGTAATAAAGATTGCCTCGTTCATCTACCAAGGGTCTTAGCATTACTCCAGCGGCTATTAGTTCTTCTGTCTCTGCTGCATAGTCCATACCACCCAAAGACCATTCGGAGCGTCCTCCACCTTTATGCGGATTGTGCGTGGACTGGTCATGACTTCCGTGTTTGAACATCGCAGCAATAGGGTCTGAACTAAATACCGCTTTCTCCAAAGGAATAAAAGATATTTCGGCAGGAATGATTACTGCACTACAACGACAGTTTGGGTGAACAGGAGGCATAAGTTCACCTGTTGAAAAGTTAGTCTTGTAAGGAACTTCTTTGTTATTTAGCGGCGCGCATATTGGACAAGTACGCTCGTCCATCGCTGTAATCCAACGCTTTACTGAAGTTGAGCCAAGCAGTCCTTGTGCATCGGCTTCTATCCAAGAGAGGTAGCGCCCCGCATTAGAGGCTGCAACTGTTTCAGTCCGAGCAATTCGTACTGCTCGCTGCCTAATCAATCTCTTTTTATACTTATCTCCCAAGCGGTCTGCTTTGGCTAAAGCCTCCTCATAGTCCAGACCAGCAGCCCGACCATCTGCTAAAGACTTCTCGTAGAAACGAGTAAGAGCGCGGGCTTGCCTAGAATCTAATCCGACTACTTTGGAAATGCGTGTAACCATTTCTCTGCGGTCAATACGCATACGCAGGGCTTCCATAACAGTTTCAGTTACAGCCTTGCGTGATTCATCACTCACTTGACGGATTAGTTTGCCTGCTCTTTGTTGAGCAAAGGCGATAGCGCGAGGGTCAGCAGTTGTAAAGTTAGCAGCAATACGAACAGATGCAGGTAAGGTACGAGCAGATTCATTTGCCGCTTTGATAACTTCTTTGTTTAGAGCATCAACTGTGTTTTGTAAACTAGCAGCGAAGTCTCCCCATGCAACTGCATTTACTGCCCCTAAAGGATTGTTAGCATTTATGGCATCTTCAATAGCGCGCAAAACCTTGCTATCGTTTATATCCCCAATACCTGCAAAGGCTTGTCTATAAGCATCGTAGATTCTCTGCTCTGCGGCTGATAGTTCTAGCGCTACACGCGGCTCGGCTTTGAGTACGAGTGGCATTATTCTTCTTCTTCTGGGGCTTCTTCTTCTGGTGCTTCTTCAGTTTCAGGCTGCTCCTTTGGCTCACCAGTTGCCATAGGTAGTCCTGCTAATCCGCGTAAGAAGTCTTCCATCTCTGCATCTGGTGAGATAGCCCCTGCTGCGGTCAACTTAGAAACATAATCAGAGATTTCAGTTAGGTCAATGTGTGCAACTTCTGAATACTTTAACTCTGGTGCATCTGTAAATGTCATGCCGTTGTACTTGAGAAGTTTAGGAATAGCGTGTTGGTTGATTACCTCTGAGATGGACTTACAAATTGCATCAACTGCCATTGTCCAAAGGTCAATCTTTGAACTACCGAGGGCAAATGAGCCGACTCGGTCAGAGCCAAGAAGGATAAAGTCTGAAAGAACAGACATGGCAATTCTCTGGTCGTAGCGTGAGATTACTTTGTCGGTATCAAATTGACGAGAGCCACCTGTGCTTAAAAGAGTGAAATCAAATAACTTATGTCCTTGTTCATCATAAACATTTGGGAAGACAATACCTTCTTGCTCGTTACGCTTTACATTTTGAACGATAGAAACAATCGAGGCAAGTACAGCCTGCTGGTCGGCGCTCGCTGTTGAACTTAAATACTCTGGTGGAACAAAGGCAACAGGTAGACCTGCTAAGTCGCGCTCAATTCCAATAGCCTCGATTTCTTCAATTCGGCGTTTAAAATACCAAGGGCGATAAGCACTACGAAGTAGGGACTTGCCTTCTGGGTTATTCTTTTGAGTTGTAGTACGGAATAGCAAACCTTTGTCAATAGGGATTTGATGGATACCAGCACCGTATGGGTCAATTTGCTCAAAACCTTGAATACCGCCATCTTCGTCCCATAACCAGTTGTTATGTGTTTCTTGTGCACGGATAGCCCATTTACGCCACGCTACTTTATTGTCGTCGTATTTTGATTTACGAGTAGGGTCTTTGGTGTCCATTCCTCCGCGTATTTTGTAAACTACTTCGTGGAAGGAGTATCCGTAGACAAGCATTGATAAAATAGAAGATAGGTTTGAGTCCCAAGAGTCAGACATATCGTAAAGACAGGATTCAATAAACTCTGCGTTTTCTCTGTCCTGTGGACTATCGCTTGCAGGTTCAACATTCCAATCAAGACGCAGGATAATCTTTTCGATAGCGTATAAAATAGACCCAACTACTGGGTCGTTCTCTGCCATCTCTCTGAAAGTCTTTGCTCCGCGCCGCCCGCGTAGGGATACGAGAAACTCCTCATAAACTGTACCGCCTGTTCTGCGCAGCCCAGTAGAGCCAATTTCCTTCAAGTCTGGTTTCGGACTCATCTTATCCCTCTGTCTCTTCTGAACTATTCAACAATATTGCACACAACTTTAGTGCTTGGTCTTCTGTAAAACCAGCCCCTGTGAAAGAGCAGAATACTTCGTGCATCTGTGTAGCGGTAGCATCAAGTTCACTAAGTCCCTCTTGCTCAAACTGCTCAAAGCCTTCGACTGCCATCTCGCCTCGTTCCGTCCTGTACATTGTACCTCGGTGTGCCGAGCATACACGCGCGCAGGAGCGTACTGAGACTAAAAGGGTGGTTCTTCTTCTACTTCTCCAAACGACTTAGTCCAAGGGTCATCGAGTGTGGGCTTTGATGAGCGAGTGGTACGAGCATTTGTTACTAGCGAGCGCCCAATGTGCTGTGCGTTCATCTCTAACGATACACGCTTTGCCCCATCTCTCCCTTCCCACTCTCTTTGACTGATAGTTCCCAGAGCCATGATGATGTCTCCTTCGTTAATTACTTCAGCCGCGTTTTGAGCCAACTCACCCCACGCGGTAATAGTCCAATAGGTTGCATCTTTGTTCTCCCATTCACCTGCTGCATTCTTAGTTGACCGCGAGGTTTTGATTTTTAGTTTGAGTAAGGACTTACCAGACTGTGTTGTTTGCAATTCTGGTTTATCTACTACTCCTCCAACAAGTGTTACTGTCATGAAGTCAGCCATCGTTCTCTCCTTTTCTGGGCTTAACGGGGGTTAGATTACCATACCCCACCGACAAGTCGCGCTTTTTTGGGTTAGTAGTATCAAATCAAACTCCCTTTCGTATTGCTACGATAACAGCATCTAAATCTAAACGCTCAACTTTCACTCTCTGTGCTTTGCGTATTTTTGAGCGTTCCTTCTCGTTGGTTGCTCCCCAAATCCCCACAACATCTACCCCCACAGCATAATCCCGACACTTCTGAAGCCAAGGGCAAGTCAGGCATAATCTCTTTGCCATCGCTCCTGTTTGACTGTTCCCTGTTGGAAACCAAATCTCTGGGTCTATCTGGGCGCATACTTCGCTACCATCAAATTGTGGATACCTAGACACGCTGCCCCTATCACTTGCGCTTCCCTAGTTCCACGCATATTGAGCAAACTGTATCCTCGTATAGCCAATCACCGCAACCATTACACCGATGCACTTTCGAGTCGCTCACTTTTCTCCTTCTCCCTATGGAATGTCTCTAAGTTAACAGACATAAGCGCATTGGAGAATACCTTCTCTGCCTGTCCTAATTGGTCATCAGATAAGTCACTCACGAGCGCGCGTAAGTTAGTTACGGCAATATTGACTTCTTTGAGTCGGTAGGCAGGAATAGACATAACCTAAGAATACCGCTCAATTCGCTTTTCTAACTCTTTGGCGGGGAATTGTGTCAAAAACTTCTTAGCCCGTGGCGTAATCCCTTTCCAAGATGACCAGTCTGTACCGCCATTGCTCATGTAAAAAGCAATTTCAGCGTTCATCACAGGGTCAAATAACTTAGAGTTATTAGCGATATTAAATAAGTCTCGCCTATTTATACCTAGCGAACCAATCATATTTATCTGAAACACGCCATAGGAGTTATCTCCTGTTTTAGCGTTCTTGTTGTGTGCTAGGGGTCTGCCATTGGATTCGCGCATAGCAATAGCCCAAGCATTCTTTAGAGAGCCATCTCTGAAACCAACTAGCCACAACATCTCTGCCAATTCTATCGGTGAAAGAGTATCGGCTTTGCGGTACTCCTCTAACTTATCTACTGATGGTGTAGGCACATTGAGAGTTTGAGCAACCATGCGGTCAATCATCTTCTGGCAAGAGCCATAAGTCCAAGGTTCAGGACCTATCCAACAAGTATCACGGGTGAGGTGGGTGAAACCACCAAGAACTAAAGCAATTGCTATTCCTAGAACAATCTTGCCTCTTAGAGTCAAACGGGTAGCCATAACAGCCTCCTTGTGCTTTTTAGATGGAAGTTTTGTCTTTCTGGTTATCAAACCTATCGGTGATTACGAAGCGTGTGGGAATGTGGTCATTACAGTAGCGACCACCCCAGCCTCCTGAGTATGTATCCATAGCATACACCGTAGCAGGGTCGTAGCAGGTTTCACATACCTTGTTATTTATTTGAGTAGTAGTCATTAGAACTCCGCTCTGTAATCTACTGCCGCCTCTTTTTTAGCATTGGCTTCTTCGGTGATAATAAATGAACTCCAGCATTGACGGCACACACCTGTCTCGTTCCAAATCTCTCCGTACTTGGCATCTTTTACAGTCTTCCAAGCGCGGTCAGTTGGGTACTTACAAGTGGCACATACCTGTATTTGAGTGATGGTCATTGGACGAAGAACATCTCTGCGACAGAGGTAGTTTTAGTTGGGTCACGGCGCACCATGCGCTTGACCACGATTGCTTTGCACTCGGTGCAGTAGTCGTAACCTGAAGCGTCACGAGTAGTCTTGGTGTAGTGCCCGTTCCAGCACTTGGTCAAGAATATTTGAGTCATTGTTTGACCTCCCTTAGTAGTTTCCCTCACAAGCCAAGTATCCCATAACGGGGGTTAGGGCGCAAGTTGAGTCCTAGCGCGGCGAAATGTTTTTAATCTCCATGTCGGCTTGCATCAAAGTGGTGTGTACATAAATCCTTACCAAAAAACTTATTAGTAGCAGGGTCATCACAACTATCAATAAAGCAATGGACTGGGATTACGGCTATGTAAGCATTAGCCATATTGTTCTGCGGAGTCATTCGTTGGATTTGAGAGACTATGCACCAGCCATCATTCATCAAAGAGTTACGGGCTGCCGAGGCAGACTGGTGAACCCAACCAAACATCTGTTCTAATTCATGGTCACATACTCCTAGATAACCTGCTGCAACCATCGCGTCATAAATCATTCGGCGTTTAGTTCCAGAGGAGGGCAGAGCCTTATCTGCGGCTTTTTTAGAGGTAGCGGGTGCAGATGTGCCAACACGGACACTATTGCGGTCTATGGGAGGCTTGGAAGGCTTCTTAGGGGTCTTCTCTACGACTAAACCTTTGATAACCCGACAAGCGGGGCAGCGTATCTCTGCATCAAAGCCGTGTGGACACTCATTTGGATTTCTTTCAGGGTTTGATATGCTCTTTTGGGTAAGCACATAACAACTAGGGTGCACCCAAATATTCTTTGAAGTCCAATAAAAGGTAGTTTCTTGCTTACACATTGTACAAACTTCTGCCATGTCTTCCTCCCTAGAAAGACCGAATGGAACGCTCAGGGGCTAACTTGAGCGTCCCACACGGATAGTTACTTAAGAAGGGCTAGTGCCTTCTCCTTGAAATCGTTTGAGGTATTCTCAACGATTCTCTCTCCTCTGCGAACTTCAACATTGCCACCGCGAACTGGTGAGAACCAATCAACATATTCAACTACTGTGTTGTAGGCAGCCCATTGTGTGTTCTTGATGTTGTCTTGTGTAGGTGCTTTCCAAAGCCCCATAAGTGAGTCACGCTTTGACTCAAACATTGCAAGTGAGCGAGTTGATTCACCCTCTTTTACGATAGGTGCATCTCCCATCAACTTCTCTGCGAACTTGATGAACTCGGAGTCAGACATTGACTTTTGGTAGAGTTCGTTAGCGAGTAATTCAAACTCACCTGTGTATTGGTAGGACATCTTTAGAGCCTCACGAGCATCTGAAAGGCGTCCTGTTGCAGAGGCTGTGTGTGATACTCGGTAAACCGACTTTGCCGCTGCTACTCCTGCTGCTACTGTGTTCGCACAAACTACGCGAACTGGTGTAACTGCTGCTAGTAATGGTGTACTTCCGTCATGGCTATTTACAACCATTAGGTACATGTTGATTGCATCGTGTCCTCCGACATTGATACCTTCTGGCATCTTCATCGTCATAAACACTCTGCGACCTTTATCAAGTGAACCTGCTGTCTCAAAGGTTGCACCACCAACATCTAAAATATCGTCACAGAACTTAAATGCTTGCTCGTTCTGAACGACTGTGTAGCGAGTACCGACAATACCGAGAACACTCGCATCACCTGTCTTTGGGTGAGTACGAACATTTGCTCGCTTGCCATCGGCAATTACTGGATTACCACTAACATCTGCCATTACTGGGTATTGCAGTACCTGCCAGTTGAGATGTGCTGTTTCGAGTGCTTCGTTAGCACTCAGGGCATTTTCTGTAACTGTTCCAAGTGCGTGCCAAGCAGGCACACGATGTGAAAAGAACGATGCAGTTCCATCTGCAAAGGTTTCTATTTTACTTGCCATGTTTATCTCCCGTTCTGTCGCTAGTGTTTTGCTAGGTTTTGCAAGGTAGGCATTTGCCCACGACCCTAGTATCCCATAACCCCCGTTAGAGCGCAAGTCTAAAGGAGTTGTTTTAGAAGTTTTTTTATCGGTCATTAAAAGACAACAACTCCTCTCGGCGTTCTGCACTTTGCCGAATGCGAGTGCGAGATACAATTTCTCCTGATTCATAATTGGCAATTGCCACTACCGACTCAAATAAAGCATTCGAGTGTCCACTCCAACTTTCAGAGGCTTTTAGAGCAGCGGATATATTGTCATAAACTTTACCCGACATTGATGTTGGTTGGTTATCTACATAAAGTAATACTTTGAACTGCGTCATACTTTCTCCTTTTGCATAAAGAGTTTTGGCACTATTTCACAAGTGCTAACTAAACTATCCACATCAAAGTCAAAAGTAGCAAGGTTTATCTTGAATAAGTTTTTAGCCTCCTGCACCGCTTCTTCCTCTGAGTTGGCTTGGACTGTAAAAGTCGAACTGAAGTTGACCTCGTATTCAGACATTAGTTATCTCCCTTCAAGATTACTTCGGCTTCTCCACGCCCAAAGAACAAGGCTAGGATTTGGTCTTTGCTTACTTCCTTTTCCAATACTCTGCCTCGGCGCTCGTTGAAGCGTTGAGCAAAGAACTCTGCCTTCTCTTTGGATAGTGTCCAAGACAAGCCCTTTTCGTTATTAAAAGATGTGCCACGATAAATAGTTACTGTTTCAGGTAGTGACCTCATAGCGTTATCTTCTGTTTCGTTCATCAAATAGTTACTAGATGTGCGCTTGCTATTAAATAACTTACGCCACTTGGCTCTGTTCTGCCATGCATTCTCGGTATCTATCCAAGTATCTGCAAGCAAACGCCAATACTGAGTATCGGTTAGTTGGTCTTGTATTTCTAAAAACGCATTTAATCGGTATGGGCGCTCATGCAAGAAGATAAAACGATTCCACGCCTTGTCTTTTAACGCTATCTTGATTTCTGACTTCTTCTGCAAATACATACGATTAGCAGAGCCGTTAGACCATAGCGGAACTTGATAAACAAGAGGGTGGCGTATCTGCTTACCCAATACTCCATCTTCCAAGTAAGGCTGCAACTGAGGGATAAGTTCCTCGTTCATCTCTCCCATAAGTTGCTTCATCATCTGTTCTGCTTCCACTAAAACTTCCCCTCTCTCATCGCAGGAATAGGTGGACTCCAAGTGTCTGTTGGACTTTCACGAGTAGCAAAGTGAACCTTGCCATTATCAAAGACCATCACTAACACTTCGGTACTACCTACTTGGTAGATGTAAGTAGCCCCGCTCACGCTAGGTGGTGCATATTCGGTTTTCACGCTACACCTTCTCTTTCTCCTGAACTGACCAGATTGTATTTTCTATCTTGCGTATCTCGGCATCTTCTTTCTTGATGAACCCAAAGTCAGCGCAGATGTATTCGCGCCCGTCAATAACGATTTCATCTCCGACTGAGATTGATGTGTGAGTTCTTGTTGGAGACATTTTCTTTTCGATTTGATTCCAGATTAATCCGCTCTGAAAATTGGTATCTTTGTAAATCCATTCGCAGATGTTTTCATCAGAGATTTCATTGATGTTCTGACCTGAAAAGCCAGTCATCTCAAACTCCACAGATGAACTGAAGCGCCAAATCTCTGGCTTATCGCCAAAGGCGCACCACTTGATTTTGATTTGTTTAGACATTTGTTTACCCCCTACTCGCAGTTGACGTACTTGATAGAAGTTCTGATTACATTGTCGTAGTCACCTGAAGTTGCCTCGGTGAAGTAAGCGTCAATGTCTTCTTGTGACGCACCGCCGCGTCTCATTGCCTTTGTTACTGTTCCCATGATTGAGAACGCGTTACCGTCACCACCGACAATTACCGCTGTGATTGCTGGATACTTAGCCATTTGAAACCTCCCAATTTCGCTAGTTTGGCTAGGGTTTGAGACCTTGCTTGCTTTTTGGATTTCCTGCCCCATTCCCACAAGTCTATTATCCCATAACGGGGGTTAGATTACAAGTCTAAAGGAACTGTTTACTATACCTTTTCTCAGGGTGCATAAACTTTTGCATCAACTGATTTACCAACGACTCAAAGCGCATTACTGTCCAAGCATCAGCATACTCTGGTTGCATATCTTTGATGAACTCTGCAAACTCCTCATTATTCATTAACATCGGGTCTTTGCTCATCTACGCTTACCTTCTTTGACTAAGCAGTTAAAGCATTTAAATATCATCTTCTCGCCATAGGAATCTCTGGTGTATTCCCCGCCATCTACCGAGCCTTGTTGTTGGCAGTAATCGCATAAGTCTAACTTGGCGTTATGGATAATAACCATTTCACCCATCTATCTCTCCGTTCACTATTAACTTAAACTTGGCTGCTGTTTCTTTTCTCCTGCGGTCTTTGATTATGTCCTTAGCAATTCTTACACACTCCATAATTCCTGCTTCGCGAGCGCCTAATGGTTCGTTATCCCATATTTCAACTGCCTCTGTCCAAACCTCTGGTGTTATTTCTACCCCACCCATATTGGACTCGGTATCTTTCTTTGTCCACCATTGCACCATTACTTCTTCCTCTGGTGTTGAGTGGTCTTGTAGCAATTTGATTATTGTCTTAACTTTCATTTGTCTCTCCAGAATGGTATTACGCGGTAGGAGTATCCAAACTTTGTGTTGGTTGCAATCCAACCATCAAATGTCCACTCACTCGCTTTGCCATAACCTAGGAAAGAACCTGTGCCTAACTCTCCACCTTCTTTTAGATAGACCCCCGTGGTATCTGCCTTGTTTACAAACCTAACCATACCTACGCGAAGTCTGCCTTCCAAAAGACTATCTCGAAAACCATCGGCTAATGCAAGTGTTTCTAACTTAGTTCCCTCTGCTTGAAGGTATCGCTTAAAGTCTGCGTGTGTCTTGATTTGCAGTATCGGCTTGAAATCAGTCTGTGTGCTCATCTCTTGTCCTCTCCAAAACTTACATTGACATAGCAACTGGCTCGGTAGGCAATCTCTCCAATGGAGAAGCAATCAACATCTTCTGCCTCACCCTTGATAACCCGTGTTTCTCCTTCTGTGTAGACTCTTTTTACATCGTAGAAATCCATAAAGTTAAGGTCAATCTCTACGCTGTATCCGTCTCCTACTGGAAGCGTGATACCTGTTTTGCGGGGAATAACAAGCCCGCCACTAATTGCCATAATGTTCATCGCCCCTATTTGACTAACAAGGGTAGAGGCATCTACTTGTCTTACATATTTCTTTTCGGTTGCATTACTCATTTTGTATTCTCCCTTTTTACTTGGTAGGTAAGTACATTCTCTGGGTGAAGTTCCATCGTTACTGAAACTCCTTTTGAGTTACCAATGATTACTTTGTACATAGGTTGGTCTTTGAAGTTGTTGAAAGGGTGAACCTCAAGGACTACTGCTGCTTCCATTCCTTCTGTCTGCCAGACCACATCACCTACTTTGATATCTGGCGCTGCTACTGTCTGTTGCATTAGATATCCTCCGCTTTCTTGAACTGGACTTGGGAAACCTTGATTCCATTTGCCTTTGCGTAGTTTCTTTTGAATTTCTTTAATGCTTCTCCTGCCATAAATTCGGCGGCGTTTATGTAAGACTGACCTGTCTCTAAGTCATCGCCCCACTCATAACTTAACAACCAATCAATAGCCTGAACCAAATCGCTCCAGTCGGCTGCCTGTGGCTTTGCCCATTTGTTATCACCCGCAGCGCCGAAGCCATCTTGGACACCTCTCATTGCAGAGGTGATTATTTCCAACTGTTTTATGTTTGGACCGCGTGAAGCCCTATAAACTTGCTCACTTTGGATTCCCATTGTTCCTCCCATTTTTACTTACCTTTCCTTACAACCTAATTATCCCATAACCCCCGTTAGGTTGCAAGTCTTGTAGGGGTTTGTTTATGACTTTTTTTGGTCTGTCCATTTGCGTTTAACTGCGTAGACTTCTAAGCACTTCGGGGAACAGAAACCAATAGCATCTTGATAACTTGGCTCTGTAAAGTTATACCAAGCGCGGTCTGGAAACATAGGAAATGCCTCTCGACATTCGGTGCAAATAATCTTCATTACTCCTGTTTTTGCGGTCATTTATGCTGCTCTCTTTTCTTTGTGTATTTCGTCGTAGTGGCGTTGCAAACTAATGTGTGCCATAGAACCTCTCAACTGCCATTCTGCTTGGCACTTATCGCATATAACTGTGTGCATTATTTTGCTCCCTTTTTATTTTAGTAATCTGAGAATCATTTGGAAGTTCCAGCGTTGCCAAAGACCAAGCCTCAGCCTCACTCTCTGCCTCTAGGTAATAAAATGAGGTCACTTTCCAATTACTCATTTGACCACCAACTACCACAGTATTGGCAACTGAAAGAATTTACATACTGATGATAAATTACTTCCCCGCTTTTTTTGCACTTTGCGCAAGCGTTATCCTCTGTGTAAGTACTCATTTTGTTCCCCCCTTTTTGTAATTAACTACCCTTACAACCCTATTATCCCATAACGGGGGTTAGGTTGCAAGTCGGCATTTACCTACCAAGAAGGTTTTGAGTGCGAAGCGATAGCGGGGCTAGGTTTTGAGTGCGCGGCGCGCCGATAAAAAAAGATTTTGCGTTATTTCCCTGTTTTAGAGAATAAGGGATAAAGGTTAGGTGTTTTTACATAAAACATAACGATTTGTTATGAGTTTAGTTTCGTGGCGCTTCGGTATGACTTTCAACAAAGTTACGATAACCCAGAAGTTCTCTGCGTTCTTGGGAGTCTGCGCTGTAATACTTCAACTGCGCGTCAATCCAACTTAACTCGTCAAGTGCTGCGCCCACAGTAAACTTGCTCGTTACTGGGCGGTCTAATACAAGATGTGTCGGTGCCATGTCCTATCCTCCTTCCTAACCCTCTACTAAAAGTTTAGCATAATGGGGGGTAGTCAAGTGGGGGTAAGGTAGAAAAGCAAAAGCCCAAAGGAGCGGAACGGGAGAGAAACGCGCTCAACCTTGGGCTTTGCCTCCTGCCTAGAAATGGGATGCGCTAGGCAGGAAACTTAGTTACGCTCATTCTAAGGCTAATTGCGCCTAATTCAGTCCCAGTCGGTGTTGGGCTTTGGCTCTGCCATCAAAGGCGCGGCAGCCTCGGCTATTTTGGCTACTATCTCAAAGGAGTCAGCCAGCGTGTCGTTATTAGCCGAACGCAGTTCATATTTGCCGTCTTGGGTAATAAAGAACTCGGTATGCCTTCCGTTATCTCTTTCTAGCCAGCCGTGTATTCTCAAGAAGGGTCATACCTTTGCTCTACTGCCTCCAGCCTTCTAATCTCCCCTAGGGCATCAAAGCATTTTGATAGCAGTATCTCGCACTCGTCAAACTTGGTAGCAGAGAAGCCTGCCATCTCAACATTAGATACTTTGGTACGCCAGACACTATTTTGTAGCATCTTGATTTCTTTCATGTACTCCATAAGTTCTTCTTGTAAATCCATGTCTCCCCTACCAATGTTCCCAACCGCGACAACCGCAGTAGTGCTTATCGTATTCGTCTTGTGGTGTTAGTGTTGCAAATGGTCGGAACAAGTCAGAGTGAACCTCTGAGTCACATTCGTACCCCAACCAAGGCGTGTACGAGCCGTACCAAATACAACGGGACATACGCAAGGTATCTAAAGTTACATCGGAAGCCCGTATCTTGTCTAAGAGTTGAACGTATGTGTGGGCAGCATCTCGGTAATCCCTGAAAGTCTCAAAGATAATCGGGTCGTGAATTACATGCTCACATTGTAATCTCCACTCCTCATCAACAAAACGCATAGCCATATTCCATTGCGGCATATTTGCATACGCAGGTGAGGATACTTCTATCTCAGTCTCGTTCACGCTCTCTCCTCTTGCGCTCAACCTCAGTCATGTGCAAAGTTAGGGCGTAACCGATTATGTCTACAATCGTATCTGTTTTAGGAGCATTGACTTGTCTTGCTACTTTCATACCTATCATGCACAAACTAACCTGCTCTGCTGTTACAGGACTTCCAAGTATTACTTCCCATATCTTTGCCGCCCGCGATAAGTTATCTAGCGGGTGTCCGTAAGCATCATTCCTATCCTGTGAAACTAATTCGGCGGCGTAGGCTGCAATATCCCTAGGGTCGTCATAGGTCATAGTTTTGGCATCTCCCAACGATTCTCTTGCGTGAGTGAAAGAGGAAGTATTCCACTTGGCATACCCGACTTTCTAGGTTCATACAATGCTAAGAGTATTGCTTCTGCTCGGTCAGGGGAAGTAATGCCTCGGCGTTTTATATCTACCTTGCTCTCAATTTTGATACGACCAGAGGAGTCTGAGGCATACATAGGACCAGATAGTTGTGCCAGAGTTCTTTGGTCTGCGTCAATTCTTACTGTCTGTTCTCCTTCAGGGGAAGGCTGTAACAAGGTACGCCCATTCCACCACATCTCTGCTCTCTGGTTTGTAAAGCGCGTGGACTCCCTAGCCTTTTCGGAAACATTGACCGCGATTATCTCTGCGTTGTGTAGTTGTTCACTTCCCCAAGTGCGTAGCGTAGAAACTACTCCCCAGCCCAAACCAATCGAGTCTACCTTGACTCGTACTTTGCCTGCATAACCTTTATCTCTTTGTACTTGTTCGGCTTGACGGATTTGTTCTAAGACAATACCTGCAACATCTACTGCATTAGAGTTTGCCTGTCCTGATGATTTATGACGGATAGTACAAATCATTCCCTCAGCCCAAGCAATAGTGAACTCATCACCGCCGTCTGAGGCAACATCTACGCCTAGGCGAATAGAGCCTAATTCGGCGCTTTGATTATCCATACTTTGTTCAACCCAAGCCAGAGGAATAACTTTGTTAGCCACTTGCCTAGGAAAGCGAGCATGAACACGGGCTTCTACGAAAGCAGAGCCTAGCCCGAACTCACTCGTTACATCATTTACCCAATCGTGGTCTACTAAATGTGTATTTACTTTGTGGATTGAAACTGATGCAGGACAAGATAAACAAATACCTGCCTCCTCTCCAGTAAAGTTTGGAGTAGATGAGGCGGGGATAGCAATAGTGTTATACAACTCGGAGTTGCAGATACGCTCAAACCAGCCGCCTTCTTGGTCTGTCGGTGGGTTTCCAAGTACGAGCAATCTTGTATGTCCACCCGTCATAAGTGCTTCTAGTGCAGCACCTAGCGTATGGGAGATACCGCCCGCTTCATCAACAATTACTAAAAGGTGCGGAGCGTGGATACCTTGTACTGCTGCTTCATCGCTATTCATTGCCGAGAAGCCGTAGCCAACAATTTCACTACCGACTTTCCATTCGGTTGAGAATACTTCTCCTGCTAACTTATGACGATTTGCTACGCGGCGAACTTGTGCCCAAGTAATGTTTCTTACCTGACGGAAGGTAGTTGCAGTAGTAACTACTTGGGCTGTGCCTACTGGGTGAACGCTAATCCACCAAGCGATAGCACGGGCTGCAATATGAGATTTTCCAGGAGCATGGCAAGCGGGAACTGCTGTTCTTTTATTCTCTTTGATAGAGAGCAGGATTTCTTTCTGCTTTGACCATAGCGACTCACCTAGTCCTTGTTCTACAAATCCAATAGGGTCATCGGCATAGCGCGCCCATGGGTTTTCTAACTTGGCGCTAAAGTAGGTATCAACTGCTGCTCGTTCTTCAGGCGATAACTTCTGCAATATCTCCGTCTTCACCTGTGGCGGCAGGGTCAGTAATCTCTCTAGGTTCATCTATCACCCCCATGTGGCTCATAACTTGCGTGAGTTTTGCTTCCAATGCTTCAACTGTAACCTCTACTCTTAGAGGACCACCACCTTCTCCAACTATCTCAGTCTTGCGTCCAAAGTAATTAGGTTGTGTTCTTTCTAGAAACCATGCAGAGGCTTGCCAAGTACCAGATGAGGCGGCGTTTTGGATTAGCGCCATAGCACGAACTACTGCTTCCCCTTTAGCCTTTTTTACTGCCTCGCATAATTCGCATAACTGGTCTAATTTCTTATCTGGCTTAAATCCTTGCTCACGCCGTTCTAATTCAGCCCCACCCTTTTCCAACCAACGATAGACAGTAGAAACATGGACTCCAGCATAATCTGCCGCGTGTTCCATGTAATTACCTGCTCGCAAGGCATTGACTATCTTGGTAATAATTTCAGGGTCAGCCACCAACTTAGGCTTGCGCCCTTTAGGTACTGCTACTTTATCGGTAGTCATATCTTTGATTATACTTCTACTAATGCCTCTAAGATGACCTCTTTCATGTACTTTACTGTCTTTTTGAGGTCGTTTTCTTCACAAGTAATACGATAAGCCCCATGTCTTTGGGCTAAATTATGTGCTTTTGTCTTTCTACCTGCTACCCAAGTAGGGTTCTGCACTTTGAGTCCATGTTTCTCTGCTCGCGAGATACGCCGTAGTTGTGCTGTCTCCTCTGGTGTATCTAAGTAAAATAAGAACACACTTCCTTCTCGCTTCGCACAGTCTATAAAGCGGTCTACTGCTAGGCGGTCTCCTTCGCCAAATACCCAAGAGATAGAACGCCTTGCCCACTCTGGATACATCTTCTCTACTGCAACTATTGCTGTATGTCCTAGAGTATCTGTTCCGCTAAAAGGTTTTCTATCCTTGCCTAAGATAATCCCGTAGCCACCCAAGCCAGATTTAGCAATACGATGTGCAAATGGCTTGTCAATTAGTTCTTGCTCTTTCCAGTCCTCTAAGAAAGCATCAGCGAGTGTGCTCTTACCGCTAGCGGGAGAGCCAATAAGGTAAATAGTTATCATACAAGGAGTCCCGCCATAGCCTTCATCGTTGGCTGCGAACCAACTACCCAAAATAACGATTTGTTATCTCTTTTGTGGAACGGAGCAAAGTCTGCTAGGCGGCTTGGTTCGTGCATATATTTGAGCGCCTTGCCCTCATAGGTAGGGTGATAGTCAATTCCGTCTTGATGCCAAGGCATACGGTCTTGATAGCCAGCATACTTGGTTGTGTGTAAGTCATAATTGACTACCTGAACCTGACCTAAAGAGTTAGCGTTATGCTTTACTGCTAGTTCTGGGTTGTGAACATAATCGTAGTTAAAATACTTACGGATATTTAGCCCTGTGGCTTGCTCAATAAGTGCTAGGCGCTCTTGAATAAACTCTAGGCGGTTTGGACCAATGCCTATCAAAGTAATACGCTTGAGTGACTTAGGAGCAAACTTGACTATGCCGTACAAGACAGATACACAAGAGTTACAAGAGCCTGCCGTCATGTAAATATCTTCTACTTCATCTGGAATGTTTCTGACTTGATGAGCACCTACGGAGTGAAAGGCTTCTACTTCTTCAGGTGATGCACTTTTATCTGTTGTTATGCCGTAGTGGAGTCGATAGTAACTGGAATACTCTGGGGTTGCGTGGAACTTTGATACCGCCCCTTGCAAAGCAGGATTGTATCCAACGTTATGATAGAGGAAAGACGCTCCAACAGCATTAGCGATAGCGACATTCTCATGCTTTACCGCCGTTTCTGGTTTAGTAGCCCCCATTACAACAGTGATAGGAAGCCCGTAGTGTTTAGCGACCAATGCTCCCATA